AACTACCGTCCACGGCCTTCAGCTTGTAGTGCCAGACAGCCTTGCCAACTTCCTGCTTCACGACCTTCTTGACGACGCTCTCGAGATCCTTTTTACTAGCCAATGTGAACCAATCCTTCTTTCCGGGGCTTCCGCCCTTCGGGGGTTTGTAACTCACGCCGTTGTAGAAAGAGACGTGAACGTGGTCAGTGTGCGGGTTGGAACCGTTGTACGACCGCCAACCGGAATTCGGGTACGTCATGCTGATGATCCGGCGGTTCCAGATGATGTACCAGACGCCCAGCCGCTTACGGTGCTTCCACAGGTAGGCCGCGATCTCGTTCCCCACCTTGTCGCGGTACGCCTGTTGGTTCTCAGTCAAGGTCATGAAGTCCAGCGCCCGACCCTGAGCGTGCTCACCAGTAGGGCCAATCCCCCACGCGTACCAGATAGCCCACTTAGCCGCGATCTCTTCAAAGACCTGTAACGTATGCGACCGAACGTTGCCGAGGTTGGTCTTCAGCTTCACCTTACGCGCCACGGCATCACCCCTTCATCAATAGTGATTTGATCTCGGCAACCTGGTAACTCAGTTCCTTTATGGCACCTTCCTGAGTCACCATGTCACGGAGCATTGCATTTTCTTTCTCCAGAGTGGCCACGCGTTCCGTCAGTGCTTGCAACTGTTCTTCCAATCTGTCCGCTCTGGCTTCGTGGGCCTCCGCTTCCCCCCTCCAAAGAGAAATCGCGGACGACCGCGCGGAGTTTTTCCACACCACGAAGCCAGCAGCTACAAGACCAAGCACACCCAGAACGCCGCCCCAGAGGGAGACCATTTCGGGTATCATGGAGCAGGAACCCACCCGGCAGAAGTCCAACGACGAAACACAGGCTGGGCAAGGGCAGGAGGAGCACCTTCCACCAAGGACACGGCAAAGGTGGTTGCTGCCTTAGTGGGGACTAGCGATGAGTCGTTGGAGGACCAGGTGAACGACCCTAGCTCCTGAATACCCGAGGTCGTCACCGACTTGTCTGCGGTTGCTACAGCAGCAGAACCCCCTCCGACCGTAGAGATTTGTTCCCACCCGATAGACCCTGCCGGGGGAGCGGCCGTAAGACTGAGATCTTCGCCTGGGCTAGCCTTGTAGCTCCCTGCCATGACGACAGTAGACGGAACTTCGGCCACATTCAGGTCAGGTACAGGAATTTCCCAAGCATTGGAGCCGCTGTACGGAGTAATGAGGAACCCTCGCAACTCAACCAGGCCCTCATCTCCAGTGTAGGTCAAAATCACGGCAGCACTCTTAGTGGTACCGGAGTTGACAAAGGGAAACGAAGTCGAACTCCCAAGGTCTTCCGACGTGGCCCTCTTTGTGTACGCCGATAGCTGCTGGGACCCGCCAGCCGTAGACCCCCACGACGTTGCGAGAAGACGCCAGCCAGACGGGGTGATAGGTTCGTTGACCACATTGGCATGTGCGACAAATGCCAGCATGCGGTCCCCAGTGGAGGTGTCTCCGGGAGTAGCTACAGAGGGTCCGCCTGCATCTCTAGACGTAGCGGATGTCGCTGAAACCAAGCTAATCGCCATCAGGACCCCTCTGCCTCGGTGTAGTGAATCCACGCATCTCCGATGTCCGGGCGCATTCCTTCGTAGGCAGGGTCCGTGCTCGGGTCAGCAGAGCCAAAGTACAGTCGCTCGCCGGCGGGGTTCTCGATGTACGGGACCTTGACTGTCGGAGCCTCCATCGGAACGTGGCTGACCGTCTTGTGCTCGAACGACTGGAAGTATTTCTGGGTGTTGTCGTTTCCGGCGGTCTCCATAACAGGCCACTGGCTGGACAGACTGGGGTGCGCCATGAACCGGACAGCCACATCGTTCGGGGTAACGCCACGGGTGCGTAGCAGGCCCTTCTCGTTCGCGTGCAGACCGACCCGGAACTGGCTGGTGGACTCGTCGTAGTATCGGATCTCGAATCGGTTGGGCCACGTGGAGCTGTCAGTACCGTCGTCCCTGTAGCTGATCTGAAGCCAGGGCACGCCACCGGACTCCGAGAACTCCTGGGAATTTCCTCCGCTCAGCAGAACGTCACCCGCAGGTCCATCCCCGCCAGCCTCAAGGTCGAAACGGGGCATAGGCAGCCAGGTGCCGTTGAGGTCCTGAGTCCAAAGGGTTTCCATGGAGTCCGGACCAGAAAAGCGCGGGATGTAGGGGTTGCCTGGCTGAACCACAATCTCCGTAACCGGCCCGCCCTCTTCGTTCAGCAGGTCCGTGACGGGGTTTCCGCCGGGCGCGTCGTACAGAGACAGCGGGATCGGATCAACAGGAAGGGAGACGAGCTCAGTGCCTTCTGGAAACCCAGAATCAACGGGCGCCGGTGTGGTGTGCACCAGCCAACTAGCCAGCGTTCCGCCAAAATCAAATCGTGCCATGAAGAGTCCTAACTAGCTGGAGTGACAATGAGCTTGAGGTGGGCCACGGTGCAGGTTCCGCCAGAAGAGCGCTGGGCAGTGCGGGCGTAGTAGGTGCGGCCAGGTACCAGACCAGACACCAGCGTCTCAACCTCAGCCATGACGAATCGGTTGGTCTCCATAATCGGGCCGTCGTATGTCGTGGGGTTGTAGGCCACCGGCCCGGACGAGTCGTTCTCCCGAATGCTGAACCCGAAGATGGCGCGCTGCCCGTTGCCTCCGGAGCTCTTAGCCATCGCGGAAGTCTTCACCAGAACGCGTCCTGACGCCGGGGCTTTGAACGTCACAGCGGCAGGGGAGTCCCCGGTCTGGAACGAGGTGTACGCGAAAGTGTCGCCCCCATTGTTCCGGTCCATGACGGTTGCCGGGAGAGCCACAGCCCCGTTATCCACGAAAGGACGCTCGTCAGCCAGTATGGTCACACCGCCGTTGGTAGCAACCTCAAAACTGCGCAGCGGAACCTCGTATGACCCGCTGAAGCTCTTGGACACTGAGGGCCGGCCGCCACCAGGAGTACCCTGCAGCAGCTTGACGCCATAAGTCCACGGGCTCTGGGCATGGTCAACGTACGCCACGACCGTGCACCGTCGGACAGCCCCAGCGGCCGGAGGAACGTCCCCAATCTGAGTAGTGTCAAGGTCCAGTACATGCCCCAGTATCAGGAGGCGCCCAGGCTGCACGGTCCACTGAGAGCCAGATAGTTCCACCCTGCACGCCGTAGAGTCCTGGTACGGAAGAACGCCGTCACCCAGACCGGACCACAAGTACTCATGCTCGCGGTCGTTGACCGAACCGTCCTGCCGCTGAGAGTACGGCCACATGTCTACCATTTACAAACCTTTCTCAAGCTGATACAGACGTTTCTGAAGTCTCTTGACCGTCGCGAGCATTGGATCCTGGTTGGTGGCTTCCGCTGTTCCGATCGTGCTCTCCACGTGCTCTAGGCCGGTCTCATCCACGGTCACCCGCACCTCGCGCACCAAGTCAGTCACAGCACCGAGGGGAGTTTGGATGCTCACCAGGTCACCCACGTTGTAGTCTCTGAGCCACTGAACCTGTGGGGTATCGAGAAGCACGGCGTTCACAGCGGTCTGGGCGGCACCCTCGGCAAGCACTTCCTCAGCAGCCTTCTCTAGCTCTTCAAGCTGCTTCTCGTGTTCCTCTGGGTCGGTGTCTGGGTCTTCCTCTGCACCTACCTGCCTCTGGTCCACAAGCTGCTCCACGCGGCGACCGGTACTGGTGAACTGCATGAGGTACCGACTCTCCAGCTCCCCGCCAGCAGCAACCAGGGCAGCGGTCACAGTAGGCGCGGCGTACTCAAGGTGCAGAGATGCCACGTTCCCCAGCTCAGGGCCGAAACGGGCGGTCAAGGTCCGGTCCACAGGCTCGCGAACCACGAAGTCTTGGAAGGTGTCCAGTGCGTCAACCACGTCGAAGACCAGTCCACCGCCGGCCAGAGCCACAGAGCGCAGAAGGTCCAGCAGGTTGGAGAAGCGATCCCGGACCCGAACGTTGCTGCCGACCTCCGTGGGTGTGCCGAGCCTGAGTCCGGGTACGCCGCGTCCCAATTCCGCCTGTGCCTCAGAGCCCGCCTGCCGGTTGACCAACTGCCGCATCATCTCCTCAGCAGGCAGCGGGCCGGATTCGTAGTAAGAACCTTGCCCGGGTCCGAACGGCGAATTCCACGTCGGGTAGATGATCCGGGTTCCCAGAGCTGCCATGTCCGTTCCGCCGGTAACCGTGAAGTTCCCCGGGCCACCCGCTTCGTCGTCGGGGGAGGCGCTCCAATCAAAGGACGTTGACTCTACTTGCCCGGACGCCACCGGAACACCATCCCGCAGCATGATCAGCCCGGAGTATTGACGCGGCCAGTCACCCGGAACGATCTCCCGAGGAACCGTGATGGACCAAGAACCCACCTCGTTCAAGCGAAGGGTAAGGTCCAAGGTCCATCCGGACAGTACGCCCATGATCTCCCGGTTGGTGTCCCGCGCCAGGAGGGTCCATTCAGCCACTACGCAGTCTCCCATCTAGGCCGGTAGGTCATGCGGATGTAGCTCGGGATCGGTGCCGTGGACCCGCCGGTGAGGTTGACGTTGATCGTGGCCTCCCCGTTCGGCAGGGACCACAGCGTTGACTCCGGCCACACCAGGTCCCCGATGCGGTTGGTGCCGTCCTGGTCCGTAATGGTGGGTGGCGTGTCCTGGACGTTGATCGTGATGGTCTCGGAGCTGAGGACGTCGCCAAAAGTCCAGCTCGGTCCGTCCACGATGCCGGCGGTAGCAGATGTCATAGGGCCGCCCAGAGTCCACACAGGATCCGCCGGTGCGTCGCCCATCACCTGGATCGTCTGCTCTCCAAGGGTTACGGAAGGGCTCACGGTCTCATACGGGTTGAAGTAGTCTCGGTTGATCGTCGGTCGCCATTCCATCACCGGAGCCTCTTCGCCGTAGAACCACGGGTCGGGGCATACCAGCGTCAGCACAACAACGTCTTCGTAGATGCCGAATGCCCCGGTGTCCTCCCAGCCAAGCCCCTCGGTGTAGATGCAGCTAACCTCCCTCGTGGACCCGTCAAAGCGCGTGAGCCTCAACGTTCCGGGAGTGGGTACACCAGCGGGAGGGGAGGTTTCAAGGAACGCCCGGGTGAAGCGGCGCCGGAGTTGGTGCAGGCCCTCGGTCGTGTTGGAGAAAAGGAGAACCGGCAGCGTGATAATCCGTTCGTCCGCATGCGACCAGCGGGCTAGAGATCCGCCGCCAGACAGCCCAGTCCGTGTCACTACTCTCGGAGCCGCACCCAGCCCAGATACACCGTCGTGCAGGATGACGCAGCCCTCGCTGGCCCCGTACGCCATGAGGTCGATCAAGGTGCCTTTCGGGCTGAGCCAGGTGGCCCCGGTGTACCTGCGGATGTCATCAGGAGACCCGGAGCCGCCCCCGCCACCGTTTGGGGAGAAGGGTTCTACCTACAAGCAGTGGCATTACCTCACCTCACCAGTCCTACTCTTGCTCTCGCGTCGGCAGCTCTCAGAAGGGGATGGATGGTCCGCTCGTTAATGTCCACGGTCCGCGCGTTGAAGTTGTAGACCACGCCGCCAGCCACACCACCGTACGCACCTTGGCTGGAATCCCACGGACGGGCAGCAGAAGTTACAGGAGATCCGTTACGAGAGGCAACGCCCGCCATTCCGTTAGCAGCTTTGGCCACCATCTTGGACCCCCGTGTCATCCCGATAGCCAGACCCTCGGCCGTGTACTCACCGATCTGCATTGAACACACGAGACGGAGACTTGATCTGAAGTGCGCTCTTGGCTGCATTGACCGCGTTGTTGACCACACTCTTGGCAGCCTTGGCCACGTTGCCCGCCATGTTCTTGATACCGCCGATGAGACCCTTGATCAGGTTTACCCCAGCGTTCCACAGCAGCTTTCCGAGATTACCCAGACCCGACTTGATTCGGCCAGGAAGTTTCTTGAAGAAGTTGACGACGTCCTTGATCCGGTTGCGTACTGTCTTCACCATCCGTTGCCAGATGTTCTTGAGGAAATTCCCGATGGACCGCCACATCGAGTCCCACTTGGATTTGACATTAGAGAGGAACTTGCCAATGGCTGAGCGGATGCGTCCAACGAAACCGGTGAGTGCGGACCATATGCGGTTCCAGATATTGCGGAAGAAGTTCCCGATAGCCTTCCAGATCGAGTCCCACTTGCCCTTGATCCAGCTAAGACCCTTGCCGATGGTGTTGCGCATGAACTTGATACCGCGACCGATGATCTTCCCGATGGCGTTGATTCTCGTCAGGATGAAGCCCTGGAGGAACTGCCACACGCCTCGGAAGATCTGCTTGATGCCGTTCCAGACCTTCTTCCAGTTGCCCGTGAAGACCCCGGTGAAGACCTTGAGGACGCCTGTAATAATGTTCAGCGCACCCTTGATAGCCTGGACAACACCGCCGAACACCGTGGCAACAACCGGTGCCAAAGTCTCCACCAGCCACGACACAAACGGAGTAATCGCGGTGATGAACTGGTTGAACGCCGGAATGAGCTGATTCGCCAGGATGTTCCGGATCTGGGTAAAGGCAGGCCCAAGAACGCCCATAATGACCGTGGCCGCCTGCTGAATTGAAGGCCAGATCTGTACGAAAGCGTTCTTGAGCGTGTTGAACACAGAGACGAATGCCTGGATCAAGGGTTGCACGAATTTGAGAGCCCCGCCGATGCCGCCCTTGACCGAACTACCGAACTTGCCGGCCTGCTTACCCCCACGAGGAGAGAGCGGTGAACCAGTCCGTCAACGCAGGAATCCAGTTGTTGAAAGCCTTCAAGGCCGTGTTGACGATCGGAAGTAGGGCGGTACCTAGGGTGGTCTTCAGGTCATCAAACCGCCGCTTGGCCAGAAGAGTCTGTGCGGTGACGTCCCCCTGAGAGGCAGCCATGTTTTCCATAGGACCCTTGCTCTGCTCCATGATGAGTTTCCACAGGGCTTGGGTCCGGGCAACCTTGGAGATCTCTCCGTCAACCTCTTTGGCACCCATAGCAAGTGCCTTGTCCTTCAAGATCTGCTCAGAGACGTTGTAGCCGAGAGCCTTAAGTGCCTGCGTTTCCCCGGCCACTGCGTTCTGGATAGCCAACATGGTCTGCTCAACCGGCACGTCGTTCACAACCGCTAGAGCCTGAGCAACCTTGAGGGACTGAGCGGTGAACTGGGACAACTCCTTGCCGGCCAGCCCACCCGCCTGCGACGCCACGAATCCGAGGTTGTTAGCCAGCTTGAGTGCTTGGCCGCTACTGAACGCGAAAGACTGGGTGCTGTCGTTAGCCCATTTCCGGATAGCAGCAGCCCCGTCCCCGAACGCTCTCTGGGTCACCTTGCTCGCGGTCTGGAACTCAGCAGCCCCCGTAACCGCATCCTTGAAGAACCCAGTCACGGCGGTCCCGGCGAAGATGGCGGCAAGAGGGGCGACGAAGCTTTTGCCAGCCGCGATCATTCCGCCACCGAACGACTTCCCGCCCTGCTTCCCAGCAGCCACCATGCCGGGCCGTGTTTCCTTGGTGAGGTTCTTACTGAATCCATCGGCGGACGGGATGATCTGGAGGGTTGCCCATCCCACGCTCGTAGCCATCAAGCCTCCTTGTTGTGTCGTGCTCTTTGAGCCTTGAGCTTTTCGAGCATGCTGGTAGCGTCCTTCTTTGCAGCCTTGGGCTTCGGTCGCGCCGGGTGCTCTTCTCCCGTAAAGGCATGGAACAGATCCGTCAGCAGAATGTCTGTGAGAGTCCACCCATAGTCAAGGTCCGTTTCAACCGTCCACACCGCAGAGCCCGGGGGAAGGTGAGAAACCAAGACAGCCAGCTTCCGTAACGAGAGCTTCCCGCGCCAGAGATCCGCCAGATCCAAGCCGTAGACACGCTGCAAATCAGCTTCCACAGCATCGGAGTGGCGAACCAAAAGCGCGAGAAGCGTCGTCAGTTTCCCTGGAAGCCCGCAGCGGCGCCGATAGCCTCGAACAACGCGTTCAGGTCAGCCACCGTGCGCTTCTTGGTCTTGAACTGGCCGTACTGTTCCTCTCCCAGCAGCGCCCGGACAGCCTTCACAATCTGGCCATCCTCCAGCGCCTCCAGAACGTCCAGATCCCATTCCATTGTTGGGGGAACGCTGTAGGTCTGCCCGTCAAATTCAACGTCAGTGTGGGTATTCTGTGCCTCAGCCTTGAGAGCCTTGGTAGCCATAAGTCTGTCTCCTTTTGCGAACGATGCGGACATGAAGGGGTGGATAGCCGCGTCCGCAAACGACTACCCACCCCGGTAATGCGCTCAGGAACCCTCGGAAACGGTCCCAAGCAAATCGGTGTAAAGCTCGCCATCCCCGGTAGGAAGCAGGGCAACGGTGATCTCGTACATGCGCAACTCGGACTCGGACTCAGTGACTTCCCCGACCTCCTGGAGCTGGGAAGTCTTCACGACCCGCCGGCGCACCTGGTTACCGTCACGGGTCTCGAACCCAATACTGAAGATGTCAGGAGTCGGGACCCGCACAACAGAAGTGGTGAGGCCGGCCTCGGTATCTCGGTCAGAGCCAGGGTTCAACAGTCCGAACACCACGTCGTTGTCCTCCAACGCGGTAAACTGAATGGTCCGCTGGTGCTGAGCGCGGGAAACACGAACCAAGAGGCCGCCCCAAGCAAAGTGCTGGTTGACTTCCTCTTCGCGGGCCTCCACGAACCCATTCTCACCGTTGAGCAGGCCAACGAGGCCCCAGTCAGGATCTACTTCGTCCCAAGCGGTAGTAAGGTCTGTGGGCAGGGCAGCACCCACGGGTCCAACAAATACGTCCGCATTTGCCCACAATGCAGCGTTAGCAGGGTTACCCGCCATGTGAATCTCCTAAGTTGTAAATGGTGTGAGCAGCGCGTCAATATCCAGAGACGCCAGCGGAAGGCCGATGTCTGGGTCCGACCCAACTGCCATGGGGCCAATAGGGTTCCGATACGCCCGGACCTGAGCGTTGCCTGGAAAGTCAAGCAAAAAGGCCCTGATCTGGCGAGCCAACATGACCGTTTCTGGGCCATTGTTGTCATAACACAAGATCCGCAGAGTTGCCCGCTCAACAATGCGCAGGTTGACCCAGGAGGTGGGTTGCTGCACGGCTACGAACGGTGTATCCGGCTCTGAGCCCTTGGGGTACTGGTCCGGAGTCTTGTACCCGAAACCAACGTCAGGGAACTGATCCCGTAAGACAGTCAAGGTCGTTAGGATCGCGTCGGGGAAATCAATCACAGACCCCCGCTTTCCCGGACCTCAAGGCCAGCCCCTCTAGCCGCATCCTTCAACGTCCCGTACTTAGCCTCAATGGGGATTCCGGCCGCGTGTGTGATGGCCACAGAAGAGACGTGCCGATCCGTGGTGAAAGAGATCCGTCCGACCGTAGCCCCGTTCCTGGTGACCTCCGGTGCTGAACCCGCTACGGATGCAACCCTCTCCCCGAACCCGTCAATCTCCGTCGCAACCGGGCCAGACTGGAGGATCGCACGGATGCCGGCGTGGTTCATCTTGTACTTGCCGATCTTCACTACTGCGCCTCCAATCTGGTGAGGGTTGCCAACGTGACCTTGTAGGAGGAAGGGGAGCGGGCGTGCAGAATCGTGTCCACCTTGTAGAGCGTCCCGTCAATCGCCACCCGGTCGTATGCCAGAACATCGGTCAGAGGAGGGAGCAGGAGCTTGTCCGGAGTCACGTGGAACCCCCGAACCTCTGTCTCCTGCGGGTCCGTCCAGCTCGAACCGGGATCTCCGTACGAGTCCGTTGCCGTGGCCCTGATAATCGTTACGTCGTCGGGAAACTGCATCAACAGCTCCCGTACGCGCTGGGGGTCCGAACCGTATAAGCCGTAGGCCGTCCACCTCCGTCGTCTCGGGCAGCCTGCTTGACGATCGCGATTTCTTCCTCGGTGAGGTACCCTTGTTGGTCCGTCTGTGGCTTGCTGTAGCTGTACGCTCCGGCGAAGTTCTCGCTCTGCATTCCCTCGGGGTTGAGGTACACGCGCAGCGCTGCCCGGACGCAAACGACCTGGACTGAGTGAGGCGCCGTGGAGATGCCGTCCTCCACCCAATCCAAATCAGCAATCTGCCGGATCAGGCTGGAAACATCGTCCAAGTTCGCCTCGGCCCGGGCAAGATCTTCGCCGGCAAGAGCACCCACGGGTTGGCCCAGACGAATTTCCAGAGCAGAGACCGGAGCAAGCGGGGGAAGGTGAGCCATGTATTTACCTCCGGTCTAGGGAGAAGGGGCAGCGGGAACTCAAGGAACCCACTGCCCCGAATGGTTAGAATCAGCTACCGGACGGGGAGATAGTCACCTGCGCCTTGACAAGCTGACCCTCGCGTCCCTCAAGAACCTTTCCGTCGTAAAGGTGTAGGCCCCGAACGGCATCGGAGAAACCACCCTCCAAACGGGTAAGGGCCTCAGTCTTGGCAAGCTGATCAGCGAAAGTGGTGGCCATAGAGTGGCCTGCTACAACCTGGAAAACGTCAGAATCTTCCGGAACGCGGTTAGACTCGATGACGTCGAAACCGGCCGCACGACCAACCTGACCATTGCGAAGGGTGGCGGCAGTACCGCTCTGCGAGGCATCGACGAACCGAGGATCAAGCAGGAGCATGGCGTAAAACTCCGGAGGTACCACAACCCAACGGCCGGTAGCAGGAGTATTCGTGCGCACCAATTCGGTGCGGAACTGCACCAACAACTCGTACGCCTCTTCAGGCGTCGCGATGGTGACCGCACCCAGGTCGTTACCTGCGCCGGCCACCATAAGGTTAGCAACGTAGTCGTCAGTCTTGGCCGCAAGGCCGTAGGCAGCACTCTGAGTGGCCTCCTGCACAAACCCACTCAGGGCCTGACGCTCGTCAAGGTCGTCAACACCAAACGCCCAATAGTCCGCCTGCGAAATGACAAAAGTCTGCTGCAGGTCATTCAGAATGTCGTACTGAATCGGGGGAATCTGGGTGCCGTCAGCCTGAGTGTCAGGGTCCACCGGACGCAGGCCGGAGTTACGGGTATACTCCCGAACCTTGACATCCTGGATAGAGGTAATCCGAACGGTGTCGCCAGCGCGTGAAATGTCGCCCTCATAGCTGCGGTTGATCATTCCGGGCTGAGCGTAGGTAAGCTGGTCACGCAGGGCAGTCAAAAGCGCCGCGCTCCAGATTTCCGGGATAAAGTGTTCAATAGACATTTACGGCTCTTTCTACTTGTTCATAAGAGAGTTGAGACGGCCGTCAGCCAGGGCCTTGTTGATCTCGTCAGGGCTCATGGCTTTCAGGTCGTCGCGGGTAAGCTGTCCGTCATTATTTCCAGCAGCATGGCCGGGGGTGAGCTTTGCCTTGGGCTTGCCAGGAATCTCCGGAGTACTCCCGGTGTCAGCCGACTTGGCGTTCAGCTTCTCAGCCAGCTTCTTCGCGCGGACAGTCAAGGTTTCTTCGTCTCCGGAACCGAGAAATTCGACCAGCTCGTCCGGGATGCCGTGTTCCTTGGCGACCTTGGTCAGAGTCATCTGCGCCTTGAGCTCGGACAATTCACGCGCGGCGGCTTCCTTTTCCTCGGCCAGCCGCTCCATGTCCGTTTTCTTGGCGTCCTCGTATTCCTTCAGACTAGCCCGGACAGTGGCCAATTCATCCTTCAGCTTCTTGTTATCGCCACGGATGTTCTCAATCAGCTTTTGTGCACGGGCGGGGTCGAAATCACCATCCCACTTCGGAGCATCCTGGCTCTCGTTCTGCGGGGTTTCGGTGACTCCGTCGGTGGCCTCATCGGCCGAAGTGTTCGTCTCGTTAGACACGGTTACACGTCTCCTGTACGTGAGTAGGGCAGCGACCTGCACTGCCAGGGTTATTGGGCTTCGTATGCCCGTCGGAACGCATTGATCGCGTCACGGCCTGAATAGCCTTTTGTGGACGACGCCCAGAGTTCCGAAAACTGTGATCCCTTGCCGGGAAGATTGTAACTATCAGGGTCGTAGATCAGCTCTGCCGTGCACCCGCACCCATCATGAGCTTGGAATGACCCGGTCTCCTTGGTATACACAGCGCCGCGCCCAGCCAGCATCGCACAAAACGCACACGGGTCTCCGTCGGTAACACGGGCGTAGCCTCTGACTGCTGGGTCGGCGGTGATCCTGTCGTAGATCGTGTTTCGCCCGCCCTCCAGCACCAACCGCATGCCGGCCCCGAGTGCCTTCTGCTCCGCTATCCTCTGTGCTCGGGAAGGGGAGTGGCCAGCACGTCGGGAGATGCGGTACTGAATGGGTCCGGTCACGAGAAGAGCTGTAGCGGCTTGCTGGGTGCTGAGTTCCGCCAGACGTTCAAGGTCGATCCAACCGGGGGAACCCTCTCCGTACTCCGCGACCCGGAACCTGTCCAGATAGTCAGCGGCTACGGCAGCGGATTCGCGCTTACGAGGTGCGAGGACGTTGTACGCGGCGTCGAAGTAGTCGGGGAAAGAACGATCAAGGTCCGTGACGTCCAGAAGGGGCCAAACCGTCCGGAGAGAGGAGAGAGTGGACCTGGAGATGGAGAGCTGGCGCCTACGGTGTGCCTCTGTGAGCTTCCTACCTTCAACCGTAGACGCCATGCCTGCCTCCTTACTCAGACTCCTGCGAGCCGCTTTCTGCCTCGTTCTCGGTCGGTTCCTCTACTGGTTCTTCCTGTCGGCCAAG